CAAGTCAAGGAATTTTTCTTTGTCTGATGTTAAGGCCGTATATGGTATTGTAGGAACTGGTAATACTTTCACTGCAGATGTTATTCAGACTCCAGTATATGATATTGGTAATGCAACTTGTTCACCTCAAATTGCTAATTCGTCAAGAATTTCAATTCCAATTGACCCCGGTTTCTCCTTTGTTGGTATTGTTACTGTTGGTAACCTTGTAAGGTTCTCTAGAACTGATTTCGACGCTGCAACATTTGCAAGAGTTACTGGAGTTGCAAGAACTAACTTTACTGTTAGTGGTGTAACAACAGTTCCTGGTATTTGTGATGGTGGTCTTCCCACAGGAACTTTTGAGACAGTATCCAATGTACAAATAATCAGTACTAGAGCTCAACGAAATGCGGGTTCTGGTAATATTACCAATAATGAAGCAATCTACAGTGCATTCCCCAAGAATAATGTTGCATCTGTAGACCTGATTGATTCTGAACTTGTTATCAGAAAACAGTTCAATACAAATATTACATTGAATAGGACTCCAGTAATTACTGCCGGTGACAATGAGATATTCTTGCCTTTTGATGAGGAGAGATATACTCTGATCAGATCTAATGGTCAAACCGAAATACTTACTGCAGATAAGTTTGAATATACAAATGGTAGTGCATCCATTCAAATTACTGGTCTAGGTGAAGATGATGTAAATACAAGACTTATCACCACCATTAGAAAAAGTAATATTACATCTAAAACTAAATTAAACTCTGTTTCTAATGTTCTTATTGTAGACAAATCAAGTTCTGTAGCATCAGGAATTGGTTCCACAACTTTGGATGATGGTTTGGTTCCTGGTAATTATCCTTTTGGAACAAGAGTACAAGATGAAATTATCTCTCTCAATACTCCAGATGTAACTAAAATTTACGGTATATTCCAATCTGATGATGTCGGTGAGCCAACTTCACCACATATGATAGTATCTCAGATAGATGGTATTACTGGAACAACGAATGATTTCCTTATTGGTGAGACACTAACAGGTCAAACTAGTGGTGCTAAGGCAATATACATTGAGAGATTTACAGATACTAAAATATACTTCATATATTTGAATACTACGAATTTCCGAAATGGTGAAACGATAATTGGTAGTTCATCATCAACTCAAGGTACTGCAAATGGAGTAAAGGCTGGTTCTAAGAATATCACCAAAGACTTTAAGTTCTATAATGGACAAAAGGGTGGTTTTTATGACTACTCAAGAATTATTAGAAAAGGATCATCCGGTATTCCTGCTAGGATGCTGAAAATTTACTATCAAACTGCAAATTATTCTCTTGCAGATAATGGTGATATCACTACAGTAAATTCTTATGGTAATTTTGATTATGCAACTCTTGCGACTGTGAATGGTCGTAGAAATTCTGATATTATTGACGCAAGACCAAGAGTGGTTGATTATGTTGTTGAACCTAATAAAAGATCACCATTAGAATTTGAAGGTAGGTCTTTTGCAAGTGTAAATGACAGTCAAAATAGTTCTAGTCATATTATTGCTTCAGATGAAGTAATGACTCTGGGATATGAATATTATCTTCCTAGGGCAGATAGAATTTATATTGATAAGACTGGTGCTCTAAGTGTGATTCAAGGTACTCCAGACGATCAACCAAGATTGGCTGATAGTGTCAGTGGATCAATGAATATTGCAAATGTATATCTACCTGCATATCTCTATAGTACTTCAGATGCAAAAATCAACTTTATAGAACACAAGAGATATCAGATGAGTGATATCGCTAAACTTGATCAAAGAATTAGAAATCTTGAGTATTATACCTCATTGAATCAACTTGAGTCAAACACTCTGAATTTGTTTGTAGAAGATGCAAATGGTAATAACAGACTTAAGTCTGGTATTTTCGTAGATAACTTCTCAACACTAGAACCTCAAGATTCTAAGATTGGTATCAAAAATAGTGTTGATACTAGAAAGGGTATACTGAGACCTTCACACTACACTACTGCACTAAATCTTCAGTTGGGAACAACTGCTATTCCTGGAATTGGAACAGTTACAGATTCAAACCAAGATTCTCAGTTTGCTCCAGTTGTTGGTGCTAATATCAGGAGAACTGGTAGAGTTATTACTCTGGGTTATTCTGAAGAAGCTTGGTTAGTTCAACCATATGCAACAAGAATTGAGAGTGTAACTCCTTTCTTGATTCAATTCTGGCAAGGTAATGTTCAATTGACACCAGATGTTGATATCTGGATTGATGTCAATAGACTTGAAATCAATAATGTGATGATGGAGGGTTCATTCCAAGGCCTTGCTGATTCTCTAAATGCCGAAGTAACAACTAATGCAGATGGTACTAGGACTGGTGTAAGTCCTGTTCTTTGGGATTCTTGGGAGACTGTTGGGGTCAATCTAGACCTGTCTTTGTCAAACAACCAACAATTCGTCCAAGGTGCAGCTGATGTTGTCTCAAATGGTCTTGTAGACAATCTTCTACGTGGTGTAGATGTTGGAGTCAATCAAATTGTTGATGCAAGTGATGCAATTATAAATGATATCAATGCTTCTGGTGGTGTTTCTCTAGATCAACAAAGATCTGGTTCACAATCTACAGTCAATGAAGTTATCAATACAGAATCTCTTGGAGATAGGACTGTAAGTAGAGATATTATTCACTTTATGAGGTCTCGTAACATTAGTGTTACTGGAACAAAATTCAGACCATATACGAGATTGTATTCGTTCTTTGACCAAGTAAATGTCAATAAATTTGTTACTCCGAAGCTCGTTGAAATCGAAATGATGCACGGTATATTCTCTGTCGGAGAAACCGTTTTTGGTAGAATGGATAATGGAGGTTCACAAGTATTGAATGCAAGTTCTGTACCAAGTATTGATTTCAGAGTTGCAACTTGTAATCACAAGTATGGTCAATACAATAATCCTGGGGACATATACGAACAAAGTCCTTATGATAGAAATACTACAATTCCTGCAATCTATTCAGAATCATCAACTCTTATAAATGTAGACACATTTAGTCTTTCATCTGAAGATTTCCCACAATTTACTGGTTATGTCGCAAAAGACATGATTTTGACTGGTAGAACCAGTGGTGCTCAAGCAAAAGTAACTGTAGTAAGACTTGTTAGTGATAGACTCGGTACTATACAAGCATCATTCAGCGTGCCTAATGGTGCAAATAGCTCAAATCCAACGTTTGAGACAGGTAGGTCAACATTTAGACTTACCAGTAGTAGTATCAATAGTCAAATTGAAGGTGCTACATCTACTGCTGGAGATGGAACATTCTATTCTCAGGGTGATGTAGACACTACTCAAGAGGCAACTTTGTCATTGAGAAATGCAAGAGTTGACACTGAGGACTTTAGTCAGATAAGAGCTATTGGTGGTAGTGCCACATCTAACACAATTGCAATTGAGAGTGGGTTTGATGTTACCACAACAATCGAACAGGATATCACTAATATCACTAATGTTACTAATGATATTACGAATGTTACTAACGTCACCAATGAATTCATTACTAACGAGTTTATAACTAATGAGTTTATTACTAATGAAATTACTAATGTAACTAATGAGATTACGAATGTAACTAATCTTACTGAGATTACTGAGATTACCGAAGTTACTAATGTAACTAATGAGATTATTACTAATCCCAATATTCCAGGACGTTTACCACAACCACCTATACCACCACGTTTTGGATGGGGAAGACGTATTGACCCTCTTGCTCAAACCTTTATGGTTGATGATGAGACTGGTGTTTATGTAACCAAAATCAATATTTACTTCCAATCAAAGGATGCAAATACTCCTGCTACTTTCCAACTGAGAGAATGTAGACTTGGAACACCAACAGAAATAGTTCTCCCATTCTCTGAGATCAATATTGATCCTGCGGATGTAACAGTAAGTAATGATGGTTCTATTCCATATACAGTCACATTAGATTCACCTGTGTATCTCAATGGTAGAACTGAATATGCGATGGTTCTACTGTCACATTCTGTTGAGTGGAAAGTTTGGATTAGTAGGTTGGGTGAATCTGATACGAGAACCACAACTCAAGAAGCAGGTCAGATTCTAGTTACAGAACAACCATTGCTTGGTTCTTTGTTCAAATCACAAAACGCATCGGTATGGACTCCAAGTCAGTACGAAGATCTTAAATTTGATATATTTAGAGCTAACTTCCTTCCAACAGGTAGTGTACAGTTCTACAATCCAACACTTCCAGAATCACTTGCTCTAATTGATCCTAACGGTTTGTCTATGGATTGTAGAGAAATTAGAGTTGGTCTTGGAACAACTGTTGTGGATGATGACCTTCAGTTGGGTAACACAGTCAAACAACTTGGTAATGGTGCTTCTGGTTCTTTGGTTGGATATGGTGGTTCTGCAACATCAACTCTTTCTCTCACGAATGTTGGTAGTGGATATGTACCCGCAAGTGGTACTGTATCGTATACCGGAGTTGCACTCACCTCAATTACTGGTACAGGTATAAATGCTACTGCTAATATTACTATTGTTGATGGTTCTGCAACAGCAGCATCTGTAGATGATGGTGGTATTGGTTATGTTGTTGGTGATGTATTGACTCCAGTCAACCTTGGTGGTTCTAATCTTGGTTCTGGAATGCAACTTTCTGTTGAAAACATTCTTGGAAACAATGTTCTAATACTTGACGAGGTTCAAGGTAACTTTGTTAGTAACACAAGTTATCCTCTCTTCTTTGAGAATAGTGTTGGTGTTACGACAGAACTTAATAGTACGGTTGGTGGTAAGGTAGTTCCTCTTTCACCTATAGTTACAGTAAATAGTGGTGATTATATCAAGGTCTTCCAAAGAAATCATGGTCTATACTCTGAGATAAGTAGACTCAATCTTTATGGAGTAGATAGTGATACCCCACAAAATATTCTGGCACAAGAATATAGTTTTGATGCTACTGGGTTTATCGCAATTGAATCTATCAGTCCTGAGTTTGGTTATGAGTTCTTTGAAAATATTGGAGTTGGGGCAACTAACCCTGGTTATGTGAAAATTGGTGAAGAAATTATCAGTTATACTGGTATAAATGGTAGAACTCTGATCGGTATTACAAGAGGAATTGACAATACTACAGTTGCTACTCACAACATAGGTGAAATCGTCAGTAAGTATGAACTCAATGGTGTTTCATTGAGAAGAATCAATAGACAGCATCTACTATCTAATGTTGTTGATAGTGAACTGGTAGAAGAACCAATTGGTTTGGATTATTACTACATCAAGATTCAAATGAATCTGAGTGGTGTCAACAGAGCACCTAATAATTCAGAAGGTTTCCCACCACTGTATTTCAATGAAAGAACTGTTGGTGGTGGTCCAGAGGTTAAGGGTTCTTACAACCTACCATTCTCTATGATCTTACCAAAAGTAATTACAATCATGCCAACTGGTACTGATCTTACTAGTGAGGTAAGAACAATCTCTGCATCGAGTGTTTCTGGTAATCAACCATCATATGTTGATGAAGGTTATCAACAAGTCAATCTCTTTAGCAAAAATTACTTTGATTCTCAAAGAATGATTGCATCACCATTGAATGAGGCAATATATCTGGGATCTAATACCTTCCCTGGTCAGAAGTCATTCACCATGCAGTTCAATTTGTCAACTTTTGACAATAGATTGACACCTGCTATTGACTTGGATAATGCTTCTGTGGTCTTTACTTCTAATAGAGTAAATAGTCCGATTACAGACTATGCAGGTGATTGGAGAGTCAATAGTGTTGAGGACGATCCAAATTCGTTCATCTATGTATCGAAAAATGTAACTCTTGAGAATCCTGCAACATCTCTCCAAGTTATATTGGATGCACACATCTCAAATGATGCAGATATTAGAGCATTCTATGCATTGAATCAATCTACCGGACCAGAAGAAACTATCTTTGTTCCATTCCCTGGTTATTCTAATATTGCTAGTAATGGTTCTATTATTGATATATCGAACAATAATGGCACACCTGACCGGAAAGTACCTACAACTGATTCTTACCAACCTGAGCCATCTACAAACCTCTACAGGGAGTATAAGTTCACCATTGATGAATTGATACCATTTGGTTCTTTCCGCATCAAACTCATCGGTACTTCTACCAATCAGGCTGATGCACCATTGGTAAGAGCACTTCGAGCAATCTCTTTTGCATAATATGAAACATTTAATCCCAGTTGAAGGAATGGAGGGTTATTTTAGAGACTCTGTAACAGGAGCCATTCTGAATAAGAATAAACTAGAATACCAATCATATATCAAGAACCGAGAAAAAATGACCGAAGAGAGAAGACGACTCGATTCTCTCCAAAATGAGGTTTCAACTTTACAGGGTGATGTGTCAGATATTAAAAATATGTTATCTGATATCACATCACTCTTAAAGTCAAACACTAAATAGTCAATATAGAAGTTCTTATATAAATGGCTAAGCCTTCTAACAGAAAAGAATTTACTGAATATGTTTTGAGACAACTTGGTGCTCCTGTTTTGGAGGTCAATGTTGCCGATGAACAAGTTCAAGATTGTATCGATGATGCACTTCAGTTTTTCAATGAGAGACATTTTGATGGTGTAACTGAAGTATATCTAAAGTATCAACTAACTCAAGCTGATGTTGATAGAGGTAGGGCGAGACCCCCTGGTGCACCGCCGTTGAGTCCAGCTGGACAGACTGGTATTTCATCAATATCAGCAACTGCAAATATGGTAGGAACTGCAACTACATTTACATATTATGAGAATAGTAATTATATTGAGATTCCCCCTTCTATTATTGGAGTAGATAAGATATTCCAGTTTGGTGCTGGAATGGGAAGTGGAATGTGGAATCTCAACTACCAATATGCATTGAATGATTTTATTGGTCTCAATGGATGGGGTGCATCTGGTTATGATTTGACCTCCTACTCAATGACTATGAGTTATTTGGAGACAGTCAACTTCATTTTAAATACTCACAAACAAATCAGATTCAATCAGAGAACAGATAGATTGTATCTAGATATTAATTGGGATGATGTAGTAGTTGGGGAGTGGCTTGTTATTGACTGTTGGATGGCAAACAATCCGATTGAATATTCAAGAATTTGGAATGACTCATTCCTGAAACCATATGTGACTGCTCTTGTCAAAAAACAATGGGGTCAGAATTTGATTAAGTTCCAAGGTGTGAAACTTCCAGGTGGTATTGAATTTAATGGAAGACAAATATATGAAGATGGTGAAAGAGACCTCGATAAGATTAAAGAGAAGATGCCATGGACATATGAACTTCCACCTTTAGATATTATTGCGTAATATATTATGCTCAATCCATTTTTCCTGAACGGTAGTCAAACTGAGCAGAATCTAGTCCAGAGTCTTGTCAACGAACAGTTGAGGATGTATGGAATAGAGGTATATTATCTACCCAGAAGATACATTACAACTACTAAAGTTATAAGAGAAGTCATTCAATCTGATTTCACTAATGCATATCCAATTGAGGCATATGTTGACAACTATGATGGATATACTGGTCAAGGAACTATTCTTTCGAAGTTTGGTATTGAGAACAGAGATGACCTGCAACTTGTCATTTCAAAAGAAAGATGGGAAGACTATATTAGACCACTTATCAAAGATATTCCAGATATTGAACTTGCATCTAGACCTAAAGAAGGGGATTTAGTTTACTTCCCTCTAGGTGATAGATTATTTGAGATTAAGTTTGTAGAACATGAACAACCTTTCTATCAACTCCAGAAAAATTATGTTTATCAGTTGAGATGTGAACTCTTCAGATATGAAGATGAAGTTCTGGATACTGGTGTTGAACAAATTGATGATGAACTTGTGCAAACTGGTTATATTCAGACAATGAAGTTGATTGGTGCTGGTAAAACAGCATATGCAACAGCACAAATATGTCCTGCCGGTGCAGTTGATAGTGTGACTATTATCAATATGGGTAAAGACTATAGCACACAACCTCAAGTTGGATTCTCTTCTGCACCTCCTGGAGGAATTACTGCCGTAGGTATTGCATCAGTTAGTTACAACTACCCAAGTTGTACTGGTCAGAGTGGTAGAGTTTCTGCAATTCATATGACAGATGCTGGTTGTGGGTATACTACTGCGCCTTGGGTTTCTATAACTGGTGATAGTGGTTCTGGTGCGGCTGCTATTACTGGTATTGCAACAACTGGTTCTGTTAGAACAATTACAGTTACTGATGGAGGTTCTGGATACGCTAGAGCACCAAGAGTTTCTATTGGTTTGACTCCAGGATCTGACCCAACATTTGACTCTACATTCTTCAATTGGAATTCTTCTGTTCTTGCCTTTGATGCGACTTATACATCACCAACTAGATTTGCTGTTGGACTTGCAACAATTAGTGCTGGTATTGTCACTGCAATTTATGTTATTGATGGAGGATCTGGTTATGAAAGTGAACCATATGTAATTATTGAACCACCATTAGCGGATGACCCCAATATATCAGTTGGTGGTGCATTCATATTCAATGAAATTGTCACTGGTTCTATCTCCGGCACAACTGCAAGAGTCAAGAAGTGGAATGCAATTACAAATATTATAGAGATTAGTATTGTTGATGGTAATTTTGTTCCTCTAGAGTATCTAACTGGTAGTGAGTCTGGAGCAAGATTCATAATTGATGCTATAGATACCTATGATATAGTCACTCCTTTTGCAGATAATGAGACTATAGAAATAGCAGCAGATGCAATTCTTGACTTCTCTTCGACAAATCCATTTGGAATGCCCTAAATAGAGGTATAGTGCTTCAAGATAATGTTTGAGTATTTTTACAACGAGATCTTCAGATCTGTCATTATTGGGTTTGGTTCTTTGTTTAATGGAATTGAAATTAAACATAAGGATGATACTGACTCTACAGTTAGTATTATCAAAGTTCCTCTTGCATACGGACCTACTCAAAAATTCCTTGCAAGACTGCAACAGAATCCAGATTTGAATGCACCAGTTCAAATGACCCTTCCGAGGATGTCATTTGAATTTACAAATCTTGCATATGACTCATCCAGAAAATCAACTCAAACACAGACAGTAGTTTATACAAATTCTGATGGAACAGAGACGAAGAAGGGTTTTCTTCCCGTTCCATACAATATGACAATCACTCTTTCAATTTACACTAAATTGAATGATGACATGCTTCAAATTATTGAACAGATTGTTCCTTACTTCCAACCTGGTTATACCTTGCCCATCAAGTTCTTGGGAGATCTACAAGAAGTAGTCAATGTCCCAGTTCAACTGGATAAAATTGATATGAGTGATGACTATGAAGGTAATTTTGATACGAGAAGAGCACTTATATACACTTTAACGTTTACTGCCAAACCTTATGTCTTTGGACCTCTCAAAGATGTTTCTTCGGATATCATCAAGAAGGTTACTGTTGGTTATGTTGCTGGTAATCTGGCCGGTACTGCTTATCAGAGAGATGTTACCTATCAAGTTACACCAAGAGCTGTTAAAGATTATGATGGTGTAGTTGCAACGCTATTGGCTGAAAATGTTGATATGGTAGAGAATGTAATTGATGTTGATGATGGAAGTAAGATTCCAAACAACTCTTACATTTATATCAACCAAGAAGAAATGTATGTGGAGAATGTGACTGGCAATAAATTGTTAGTCAAGAGAGCACAAGATAAGACACCACTACAAACTCATTTGCTTGGTGCAAAGGTATATACAATAACTCAAGCAGATAACGTTCTTATTCAAACTGGAGATGACTTTGGTTTTGATGGGAATATTTTCTGAGGTAGATCATGGATAAGTATGAAAAGCTCAATGAAACTTTTGACGTTGAACCAATTGAAGTAGTACCAGAAAAAAATGCTATTGAGAAAAGACTAGAAAAGTATGAAAATTCCCAAGAAGATATTCGTAAAGACTATGAGTATACCAGGGGTAATTTATATTCGATCATTGAGAAAGGACAAGAAGCAATAAATGGTATTCTAGAACTTGCTCAGGAGAGTGAGATGCCTAGGGCATATGAGGTTGCAGGTCAGTTAATCAAGAGTGTGTCTGATGCTACAGACAAACTTATGGACCTTCAGAAGAAATTGAAAGATGTCAATAAAGAAGAGGATAAGGGTCCTA